GTCAGTTGATAAAAAGTTAACTTGTTGTGAAGCAGATAATGAGTACATATATTTCCATTTGTAACCATCACCTGTTGTTAAAATAGATGTTGATGTTCCTGTTGGTTCAACAGTTGAGTTTGCATTACTATTATTATCTAAACATTTGTAAACATTGTTGTTACTGTTTAATACATAGAAAGTTGCGTCAAATAAATTAGTAGCACCACTATTCGCCGACTGAGTAGTTGTTGTGCCTGTAATTCTATTGCCGTAATCATGTCTGTAATAATCGTAAACTGTACCTGTTGTCCAGTTTCTTCTTGGTATTGCAAAAGAAACATCTGAGCTTGTAATTCTTTTTGCAGCTAATAAATCGTCAAAGTAATAAAACTCATCTCCGATTGAATCAACTGGTGTTAAAGGTGTAGTGTCTGTACCCTCATTTTCCGTTCTACTATCACCTCTTGTAGATGTAGCATACGCTTGAGGACGACCTAAACCCATATAATAGACAGTATTCGCTGTTTCGCTGAAAGATTCAACGAATTGCTGAGCGTTGTGTCTTCTAAATTTGTTTGTTATAATCGCCGGCATATTTTTTCTCTTTTTCCTTTTATACTATTTATACAAGTTTCCTATGGTTTTGTTGGCCATACTAGATTACTTAAATCTTTTGATAGTGATGAACTATCGCTTGTTGAGTAATTAGAAGGCAAATCCCTTAACGCCTGTCTGTAAGTAGTCATTTCTGCTGACATTGTTACATCTGATAAAGCGTAAAAATCTGTTTCTTTTAATTTAAAATTTCTTTGTTCTCTTAAATGTTCTAGTGCTATTTCTTCATCTGATTGGGCAGCCACTTGATTAGCGTTTAACCACGCTTCTTCCTCAGCTGTCATATCAGATAATACACCATCTACTATTTTTTTAACCATTTTAACTATCCCTTATGCCGAATACAAATAAATTACCAGCACTTATATTTCCTGAGCCCATTAAAAATCTGATACCCTTAACTTGGTCACTTGTGTTTATGTAACCACCTGTATTAACATGATTTGCTCCGCCACCACTTCGTCTACCACCTGCTTGTGAAACAAAACTTGTAAAATGTCCACTAATATAAGGTTTATAAACTGTCATTGTAAAGTTTATAGATTGTCCTGTATTAGAATTATTATCAATCATTAAACCGTAACTTGTTCCTGAAGCACCAAAGTCAACAGCTGAACCTGTATCTCTTTGACCAACACCTGCCCAATAATAATTTGTATCTGCAACTATACCACCAGAGTTATTAATAAAATTATATCTAAATGAATTATTGTCAGTTACCATATTGATACCTGAACCTAATATAAAGAAATTTGTATATGTTGTATCAGTAAATGCTGTAGTTATGTCAACATATCCAGCTGCACTAATACTAGTATTAGATAATAATTCATAGTCTGGAGATAAACCAGTTAAACTAGAACCATCTAATGCTGGTAAAGTACCGTTTAACTGAGCGGCATCAAATTTACCACTTGTTAAAATATTGTTTGCAAAACTTCTTGTTATACTTCCCATTTTTTATCCTATATTGGTAAATACCTAAATGTTATCTCTGCTGATGACGCTGGAGCCGTAGCAAAGGTTAAAGTTGTTCCTGAAATTGTGTAGTCATCTGTCGGTACCAAACAAATAGCATTTACAAAAACTAAAATATCATCAACAGCTCTACCACTATTTATTGTAAATGCCGTGGTTGAACCATCACCTGTAGCTGTGCCTTTTGAATAACTTAGTGAAGCGCCTGTTAAAGTAATCGTATCACCAGAAATTGATGTTGTAATTCCTGAACCTGCAATTTTTAAAGTTTCACCTAAACCAATTGTTGTAGTAGTTGATGAATCATCAGCAATAGTAAATGAACTATTAGATAATGAACTATTGCCAATATTTGATAATGTATTATTACTTGCGTCAATTGTTTTATTTGTTAGAGTTTGCGTTGCAACCTCTGAAACTAATGTTGAGTTAGCACCTTTTGGTAACAACATTTCGTTTGTTACTGCCTCACTATGAGGTTGTGCCATAATCTTTTGGCCGTGGGAGTTAGAACTACAATTTAATTGAATTTGTCCGTCTGTACTACCACCACCTCTAAACTCTGTAATATATGTTGTACTATCTACTAATAAATTACCTGAGGCATTTGTTAGTGTTTCTGTTTGTACACTAGTTAATCCTGTTACTGTTGTGTTTAGTGTGATATTAATATTATCACCTGTAATAGCAGTTGTTAAGTTTGTGCCACCAGTTAAACCCATTCTCTCACCAAGTGAGATTGTAGCTTCAGTTGAACTCTCATCAACTAAAGTAAAACTTGCGTTTGTTAAAGCAGAACCTGGAATATTAGTAAAAGTATTACTACCGCCGTCTAAGGTTTTATTTGTTAATGTATCGGTAGTAGCACGGCCAACAACTGTATCAGTTGCATTAGGAAATGTTAAATCATGTAAATCAGTACCATCGCCTAATTTATTATAAATTTCATTAAAATTATCGTTAATTAGGTCACCACCGGCTCTAATAGTAGAACCTGTTCCATCATTTGCCGTAGTACCAATGTTAATTGTTTGTTTTGCCATGTTGTTCTCTAAATTTCCCTAATATTTATACAAGTTATATGATTACTCCTCATCAAAAGTCACCGAAGTATCATCAAAAGTAATTGATGTTAATGAGAACTCTTGAGCTGGATTAGTTACTTTTATTTCTGTTGGATAACCTAGATAAGTTTTTAATCTAGCAGTTTGATATCCCTCAATTGTCATATTATCACCATTTTTAGGTGTTGAACCTGCACTATCACCTAAATTAAAAAAGTCTAAATCAGCAAAATTTTGCAATTTCATAGGAGAAATATATCTATTGGTGCCTGATAATCCACCAGTAATGGCTGTTGTTTGTGCGTTTGTGTGTGTTCCTGTAAACATATTATTTGCACTAAATGGCTGCGTGGCTATTTTTGTACTACCCATTGCCATACCTGTCCAAGCATAACCTCTAACAAAATCATTACTATTGAGAGTTATATTATAAGTTTTAGTCGTTTGACTTAGTTTAATAGTGTAGATTCTTCTTAATGTAATATCTCTAGTATTAGGAGTAAAGTGTTCACTTGTACTATCATCAAAATCAGGATCCACACCTAACTCTGGATTACTTCTTAATGATGTGCCATCATCAACCGTTCCTAATCTTCTACCAAATATAGTAGAGAACAATTGACTGATTACGCCGTAAATTGGACTTTCTGAAATGCCTGATATAATACCCTCAACTGGTTGTGAAATTTGAGCACTAATTTGACTTTCAATGTTAACTTGACCTGTAAAGTAAAAACCTGAAGTGTGCATAGTTGATTTAAATGAATCTCTCCAGTCATTAATTGCACGACCAACTTTAATAACATAAGAAAAGTCCTGATAGTATAAACTATCTTGTATTCTCATTGCGTCTTCAGATAAATGGCCATCTTCGTTTACAAAAGTGCCAGCCGTATCTGCAACTGCCGTTACAGTTGATGTCGCTGTTGGTTGGTCAACTTTTGCAATTGTAGCAGAAGCGCCGTTACTAAAAGTTATTTCTCTATCTGCTTGAAAAGTACCTGAAGCACTTGTAAATTTTAAAATTTGTAAAGTAGAGTTAAAAGAACTTACTGTAGCAGTAATAGATGAACTTGAACTATCTAATGATGTTGCTGTTGAATCTGCAACAATACTTCCTGAAACATCTTTTAGTATTGCATAACCAGGCATTGATAAAGTTGGTGGAGTAGGAGATTGATGATACTCTGCACCAGACTCAACTACTTTTAAACCTAATGCTTTACCAATTTCATCACCGTGAGCTAAAACACTAGCATTGTTACCACTTGAACTTGTAATCGTAATTGTAGGTAATGTTGTGTAGTTAGAACCTGCATTTATAATTCTAATATCGGTAATATCACCTGTGCCTGTACCACTTTCTTGTACTAATTTATTTCCTGTATATGCGTCACCTCTTACAGTTTCATCTTCTAATACAATATGGTCATCTATTGTTGATGTAGATTCTTCTTGTGTAAATCCACCGTTTACTAATGATACAGCTGCTGTTGCACCTCCGCCATTTGTATTTGCATTATTGAAAACTAAACTGTCGCCAATTTCATAACCTGTTCCTGCATTATCAATAATAAAATCTGTAATACCACCATTACCAATTGCGTCAACTTGAACAATTGAACCTGTACCACCACCTGTAATTGTGACACTATCATTTACATTTGTTAAAAATCCGTCATTTGTAATTGTAAGTGTTCCTGGAATACCAGTTGTTGTGGCCTTAATAAAAGAAGTGGCGTCATCTGTTTCTGTGCCTCTTACTTCTTCACCAGTTTGAAAAGTACCTTGTATTGAATCTTCACCTAAAGTAAATTCAGTAATCTCATTATCACCAATTTGAAATTTAGAAACTGCTTCAACAATAGCAGTGGCTTCTGAAGTTTGGCCTGTAATTGTTCTACCAATTAAATCAGCAGTATCGCCTGTTGTTGCAATCGCTCTTAAAATTTTATTTGTTGTCCACTTACCATCAGAAACACGCAACATATTTTCTCTAGGATAAATTGTTTCAGACGGAAGACCAAACAACATTCTAAAAAACATTTCATGGCCACGACTTGTACCTTTTGCTCTGTAAACTGATTTAATATTTTTAATTAATTTTCTTTTATCAATTGAACCATCTAAATTTTCTGGTATTGTATTTAAAAATTCATTTCTAAACTTTGTTAAGAAGTTAGAAATAACTTTATCTGGATCCCTAAAGTTTAAAAGTTGTTGAATATTTTGA